CAGCTTGCGTATGTTCCTCACCGAACAATTCGATCTTTGCCGACTTTTCCTTAGCCTTCTTATCACCTTGTTCGTGGAACATCAAGAAGTATAGGTTCGACGCGATATCATCGATCCCGTAGTCGAATATGATTTTGAACCTTCCCTCCCGAAATGGTGAAGCTACTTTATTCTTGACGATTTTGAACTTAACCCAGATTCCTATACATACACCCTTGGTATTGATAATGTTACTGTCGTGTTTCAGATGAATTTGTACGGACGAATAGAATTCTAAGGCTCGTCCGCCAGAGGTAACTTCTTTGCTGCCGAACATGACACCGATTGCATCACGGGTCTGGTCGATACAAAATAAGGTCGTGCCAGTAGTTGCGAGCGGGAACAGATACTTGCGGAAACCTTTACTCATCTGCTTCGCCCGCGATAGATCGTATGAACCCTCATTCATGGCCTTATCGAGTTCAGACTCCGATGGTAGGGCTGTAACCGAGTCAATACCAATCAGTCTTGGTGTCATGTCAAGCGGAATCTTGGCCTTCTCCTCACCCTTTTCCTTCTTTTTCTTGGTACCTTTGTAAAGAATACCAGCGAGAGTCTCATCGAACATCTGTTCAAGGGTCTCTGGGTAGTGTATATGAAGATGTTCTGAGTTGCAATCCAGACCATATAAAGCAGCGAAGTGTGGATCGAGGGTATGCTCAACATCCGCCATGTGTGCCTCTTTGCCGGAACGAATTGCATATCCAAGAATGGTAGTTAGTAACACGGTCTTGGCAGTGCTTCCACCGCCAAAGGCATGAATAACCCGCCCCATTGGAACGCCACCGTCTGGTCTATTAGAAATTGCAAGGTCGAGCGTGAAAATACCGGTAGAACACCAATCGGTAATCTCTGGTAGCTTCATAATGCTGGCGGACGCGTCGGACGCTTCCTTGATGTCGTTGATTCCATCACCTTCTACTTCGATTGAATCCGAGTTATCGTCTAAAACGACCGAACTCATTCTTGTTCCTCCTTCACTTCATCGGAACGACCACGATGTTCGGCGAGTTCCGCACGCTTTTTCAAAATTTCTTCCTTGGTTACTTCCCCACTGACTTCACCCACCTGGTGTTTATCTTGACCCATCTCGTGTTGTGTCGAGTAGTACTTGAACACAAACAGTGTGACCAAATCCCTAATCATTGACTTTCTCTGCCCAACTGACTCCTGCAGAATGCCAAATGAATCAGCGATCCGCTGGGCTTCGATTACTGCCGTGGACACAGTTTGATACTCCGGCTGGAGAGTGACAGCAGCCTCAACGCTCGCCTCAGTGATCTTCTCGACGCCGTACTTGCCAGGCTCCTTACGGATCTTGAAGGATAGGTCAGCCTTCGTATATTCGAGTTTATCCTTTGCCAATTTAGCGGTACTCCTGGCTTCTGTAGCCAGCTCGCCAACTTCAGCGTACATCACCGGTTGATTGACGCACTCGGTCTCCAAGTCGAACGGGTCGATTGGTAGTCGCTTACGTAAGTCATTCAGTTGATTTTTGGTTTCTTCGTTCACCAATCCACCTCGAATGAGAATGAGACCTTGACAGTACCACTTTCGATTCTTGCATTGACGGTAAGACGGTCGGTGGTAAGGTCATTAGTATCAACTAGGAGGACACCAATGACCATCTCTCCGTTGCCTGCCATTTCCTCATTGTTATTTCGATCGTTGCACTGTACAACTGCCAGCATGCCAGTGTCACAAATAACGGTGTTAATCTTCTCAGTTAGAAGATCCTCAACGCACGCCAGGCATACTTTAGGATCGGAATCCACACAATCCCAGTCCATATGTTGCAACGAGAATTCAACGATATCTTTCACAATCTTATTTTTCATATCGTGACTCCTACTATTAGTATTCTCGTTTGATCAATATCAAGGCTGTCCTTGTGCCCGACGACGCTTGATTTCCTCGATCTTGGACCGGACATCGCCAGTTGCAGCGGATGGTGCGGCAGTTTGGTTCGGCTGCCCACACTGTGTACGGGCTGTCGTAGTGCCACGTGGTGTCGGACCGCCAGTATTCTGTACGGTTCCCGATCTTGGAGATGGCGTCGGGGTTTGGGCAGGTGCCGGGGTTTGGGTCGGTGCTTGGTTAGTTACCGGACTGGGGACGACTTCGGTGTCGCCCGGAACTTCACGATCGTCGACTTCCGTTTCTACTTGTTCCTCAACTGGCGATTCATTCGCTGGCCGATTTTCGGCGGCAACACCACCGGTCAATTCACGTTGGACCTGCTCATACGTGGGGATGATAAGCACTTCATCGAACGTCGGTACGTTCTCGTACCAGTCAGCAGGAACGTCTGCGGTAATCTTAAGGTCGATACCGGCATAGTCGGTCTTGAGACCCTGACCCTTGCGGACGAATTCAATATCTCGACCCTCTACCGGATCGCACACGTCCACTACAGCCTTTGTTCTCTTATCCTTCGACTTGAGAATGATCTCGCTGACCAACTTCCCGGGTGCGTCGTACCATCGCAAACCCTTGGCAATGGTTGAATCGTCCCGCACGTCGTATACGAACATTAGAAATCGCTTCCTGGCATACAGTGGCTTGATGGCTTCGGGGTTCAAGTTCTGGGTCTTCAACTGCTCAACGTACTCGCAGACCGGACAAGGCTTGCCAAACATCTTGTTCATACATAGGAACGTTGCTCGATTGGCACCGATTTCCGAGTGAATGTAAACCTCACGGGCCCAAAACATCTTGGGGTCCTTAGGTGGCATAATACGTATGAAGTTGTCGTTCATCTGCGACTTGAAAGCCGTGATGCCCAACCGTTCAAGCACCTGAGTTTGGACGTAGAAGAAACTCGTACGACCACTCTGACTCTTATCATAAGCATTGTTGATTGCCTCTGTTCTCTCAGACATTATTTACCCCTTAATTGAAATAAAGTGGATTGAATCGGACCGATTGGCACTTCAAACTGGGTGAACCTTCGGTTTGTAGTCCAGAACTGACACTGGTCCATTCTCTTCGATTTTTATATCTTCATATGGTGCAATGACTCTGCGATAAAGTTCCATCTTTGCACATTCCATTATACCGATTGCAGCGTTGCAGTTGATATACGACAGCCCCACCCGATCAACCCATCGATGTATTAGGCTCGTGATCAAGTAGTTCATTTCACCAACCGTCGGCGTACCACTGGTCAGTATCGTAGCTATAAACTTATCGAGTACGTACTCGAACTTCATTCTGTCTTCTTGCGTTATGTATGGCATTTGGTTACTCCAATAGACACGCTTTCGCGATCATTGCACCCATCTGAGCACGACCACCATAGAACGTGGATGTATTTAGCATATCCAATAATTTCGCCATATCCTTTGCGTCTTCTATCTTGTCGCACTGGTCTATTCTGTTAAAGATGAAGGTCATGATTGACCTTCGCACAATTTCACTATCCTCAGTGATCCCCTTGTACGCTGCAATGATCTCTTTCCATCTCTTCTCTCGGATCTGCGGTGCCATCATCAGAAGCTTGCACAGATCAAGTACCTTCGGATCCTGTGGGGTGCCGCTTACCAGAATATCAAGTGCCTGATCGATGGGTAGGTTCATCACCTGTTCAAGGGAGACCAAAGCGGCACGTGGTGAACCTTCACACGTGTAGGAGATGGCCTCGATAAGGTCATCATCAAACGTCAGTTTCTCCGATTTTAGGACCGACCGGATAAGTCGCATAATTTCATCCCGCGATAACAGGTCGACCTCATACTGGGCACATCGATTACGAACTGTTTTAATGAGCTTTTCGGGTTCAGTAGTGCAGAATATGAAGTACGCATGCGGTGGGTTATCTTCAATCACCTTGAGCAGTGCTTCTTGTGCTTGTGGCGTCAGTTGATGGGACTCGTCGAAGATATAAGTCTTTGCCTTACCACCGAACCCTACGAAGTTTGCTTGTGTCTGAACTTCTCTGACCGTATCGATACCCCTGGTATTCGCAGCGTTGTATACCATCGTACTCTGATCGTCGGAACCGAATTCAGACGCAAGTATTAGGGCGAGCGTCGTTTTGCCACAACCCGACGGCCCCTTAAACAAAACTGCGTGGTTACGTTTATCCGATGGCTCGCGTAACATAAGCCCTAGCGCCATCTTCAATGAATCGTTTCCGATCACTCCTGTAAGGCTCTTAGGTCGTACTTTTTGGTACAGACTCATCTTTCTTCCTTTTGTACTCAAGTGCACTGGTTAGTAAATTTATTGCTTCCTGGACTTGATACCAATCTATTTGTAAACTTTCATGACCAAGATCGGTGTACAAATCAAGACCCCACTCAGTATGAACCTCGCAATGAATTCCGAGGTTTTTGTCGTCAAGAATCATTCCCATAAACGTTTCCTTCTTTTGCACGGTGGTCTCTTTGATAATGTAATAGGCTAATGCAATGAACACCAACAAAAAGAGTATTCCGCATATGACGTCGTTTATATTACACTTCCTTCATGTCATACCAATTTTCACCAATTTCCACCGATACATCGAGGGAGACCGTCTGCCAATCGAATCTTACCGACTTCATTGTACTTGTGGCAAGTTCAATTACATCATCAACCTCAATTGGCTCTACACTGAACAGAATGCTATCATGAATCTCATTAATTATACTTGATTTGAAATGATGCTCGATCATGTAATCGTCGATTCGGTTAATGGCATCCTGTAACAAGTGATATCCGGGCCCAGAAATCGGGAAATTGTAAACCTGATAAATGGTAAGTGGTCCGTGTACCCGGAACCCAGACACCCCTTCGACGTACCCATTTTCACAATAGAACCGAACATTGTCCTTCTGCCACTGTCTGACACCGGTAAACTCTTCCCAGAAACTAACCTGCAGACGCTCGAAATGTTCGAGTGTGAACTTGTGACCAAAGTAATTCCACAATGCTTTTGGTGCAGCACCATAGATCGATGGGAACACGAATTGGTTTTTGCCGGAGTACTTCTCGTCGGCGGTCACTTTATCAATTGGCTTGTCGAAAATCTTACCAGCCCATTTCTTGTGAATATCGATCTTCTCGACTGTCTGCCGAATGAGCTCCTTATCGCCGGATGCCATACCAATGACTCGTGCTTCATGGGCCTTGTAATCAAACTCTACCAGGATCTGACCGGGTTCTGGTATGATGATTCTGCGGAACTTCTTCTTCTCTGGGTCGTGTTTATATGCATTTTGTGAATTTGGTCCGGTCGCCGATGATCGGAAGGTATCGGCGGTATTAAGCCAGAACGTTGGATGAATTTTACCATCCGAGTGAATAAGCCCGCGGTATTCTTTGATCTTCTTGAGTACATCTTCACAACCGCGATACTTGAACAAAGTATCGAGGATTTTCTTGACCTCTGGGTTGTCGGTGGCATTACGGACTTCTTCAAGGACTTCCCCATCGGTGGACCCAAGACCCGTCGGAGTCTGTCTTGCTTTAGTTTTCTCGACTCCGTATACACCATACAGTAACTTCTCCCACTGTGGTGGTGAATTGGGGTTGAACGTGATATCATTTTTGGATTCGAATGCCTGTACTTTTGGGTGCTGCCTGATTTCCTCGGTGCAGACCTTCATGGTCTCGGTGTACTCGTTAAACACTTGATCCATTCGTGCGATATCGATACGAATTCCACGTTCCTTGATGTTTGCTAGCGTACGAAGGCTCCTGGTGAACAGGTCGTTAAATGCCTTCATCTTGGGGTTCACTTCAAGGTTGCGTCTTTGAAGATGACAAGCAGCAATGGTGTGACGAGAATCAAAACAGGTGTAATCGCAAACATCACGAAGCGGGGTTTGTATTAAGTTACTACGGTCAATCGCAATCTTGTATTCGTGGCCGGTTCGCTCGAATGCTTGAAATTCAAGACCAGTACAGCCCTTATTAGAGCAGTTGACAACGTGGTAGGAGACCATTGTGTCGTGAACGAAGTTAACCATCCCTGATCTAACGAACTTCCTACTCCACATTTCCTCCATGTAATAGTTTTGTACGGTCTTAGGTGCCGGACTCCTGATGAACCGACCAAGTGCAGCTAAGACCATGCCCTGCTCTACCAGGTTGAAGACCTTTTTACCCATAATACCATCGGTGGCAGCGATGGGGATAAAATAGCAATAATCTTCGGAGTCCGTGATTGATACCGACAAGATATCGGCGTCCTTTTCATGTGGATGTAGGGTTGTAGTTTCGTAATCGAATGCGACAATCTTCTCCGACTTACAATATCCATCAAGGACCTTAATAGCCTCATCAACGTTCGTGATGCAACGGTTCGCGTCCTTTGATGGAATCTGTGGTAACGGTAAGTCGAGGACACCAACGATGTTTGCCAGGTCGTACGCTAATATCAACTTGTCGTCGATCCCGTTTTCGTCGTTCTTACGGTGCAGAAAATACGATGGACTAAGTAAACACCCGACCCAACAGTTCAGTTTGTGGTACGGAATAACCTTACCGTGCAAGGTCATCGCGTTTGGTCCACTGATGGCGGGGCTCTTAAGAACAGCCTGAATTGCCTCTGTGCCAAGGCAGATGATGAGCTTCGGCTTGACTTCTACGATATCCTTTTCAAGATTAGCCTGACAGCATTTGATCTGAATGCCGGTTGGCTTAATGTCTTTCCAACCGTCTTTACCTGGAAAGCACCTTACGACGTTCGTCCGGACACAATCGTTATCCATGTCGATGCCGACCAGTTGCAGCATCTCTCGCAGCAAAATACCGGATGCTCCAACCAGTGGAACGCCAGTCTTATCCTCGGTCTTACCTGGACACTGACCGACAATCAAAATATCCTTATGACCTCTACCAAATCGACCAATGTTTGGGTTCTGGCATAATTTGGCTAGACCACAGGTACTACAATCAAGTACCTTTGGCTCGTCCGACTTCTTGGCTTTATGAACCCTCGGAGACCTATTAGCTCCCATGATCTCATCGGGGTCTTTGATGAAAGTCAGTTGTTTGCTCATGATTTACCGATCAGTCTGTATTCAAATGAGCAAGTCGAATCAGAGAAAAATCCACCCATCCGTTCAATTACCTCCAACCAGACCCATTGACCGTTCCTTCCATCCGGGTCAAATGGTTGATACAGTCTAACCGGATGCCACGCAAACCAACGTTTCCAAGTCGTGTATTCTGTATTACGCTGTTTATTAGTCTTTCCAAATATCATGTTATTCCCTCGTCTGAACCAGGTGCTTTACCCCGTCCAGCTCAAACAGCACTAACTTGCTGTCCCCAAAATACGAAAAGTGGTTACACCTACTCAGGAATTCCTTGAGTAGAATCGGGTTGATTAAGAACGTGATTTCCTTATCAACCGGATCCTTCAGTTTCATTACTTCCACGATTTCACCAACCGATGGGTTCCTGGTAATGAATTCACATACGTCACCGGCGAACTTGATCAAAACTTCCTTATCAGCCTTGTCGACCCCGCTGAGGAATTCAATGTGTCTGCCGAGCGATTCACCAATGTTGTCCAAGTAAGTAATTACCTTGACGTTGGTGGAATTCTCGTCCGGGAAGTACGAGTCAAGGTCAGGGTACTTTCCGTCGATCAGCTTGGTTTGGATCTTGGTGTCGCCAGACGACACACCGAACGCTTCGTCCACCATGTAATAAACGGCGTCGATTTTATCGATGTGTACTGCAGCAACATCAATGAATCCAGTTTGCACGGTGCACTGGTAACCGACATCGAACGTCAGAGCAAACCGGAAGATTCGGCTTCGGTTGGTCGAGAGGATCTTATTGCCGTCGATTCTAACACCACACAAAGCCCCAGCGTTCTCATCCTTCGAAACGTTGTGGCGGCAGGCAGCCAAACCAGCAATGATATCCTCACACTGCTTGGCGTCGGTTATCGCCTTGTACATCGTGAAATCGATTGGTTCTATCTTCTCAACTTTGGTGGCGTTGAACTTGCCCTGTACCTTATCGGTCATCACGCTTAGGTACTTACCATCCTTGCCCAGCTTCAAGTCAACCTCGTCGGTCTTGAGACTCTTGAGTAGGGCAATAAACGCAGCACCGGGCACGGCAACTCTGAATTCAAGATTAACAGGTAAGCTAGTCTGAATGCGGACGAGACCATTCGATACCTGAACCAGATCGTCCCACAACTTAATGTTCTGAGTATCAATGGGGGCACCAGCAGGTCCAAATACTGGTGCCACAATTTCAAGTCGCCCAATCAGTGCTCTTCTGTTGACGTTCATGTGCTTCTCCAGTAAATCGGATCAATTAACCCATATCATTGATCAAGTCACCACTCTCATCCGTGTAACCGTCTTCGTCCTGCTGCTCGGTTTCCTCCGTAACTTCGTCTTCTTCCATGTTGACTTCCGGAGCGATGTCATCCTTGACCAGATTTTCAAATTCATTGACCACTGGTAGTGGTATTCCCATGAATGTAACGGGTTCACCTACGTTCGTCTGCTGAACAGTCCCCGACGTTGGACCGGGAGTGACAGCGGTTTCATTCTTAAGCTTCTTGCGGGCATTGAACAGGCACGACTGTGCGTTGTGCTTTGCTTGCTTTGCAGTCTTACCAGCCCTCTGGTATTCTGTGATCAGCGCCGACATGATCTGCTCGATGGGCTTACCATCGACGAGCATACTCTTGGCAATTGCCAGGACTCCGCTGGTGCTTTTGATCTTTGGGGTCGTCGATTGAATGGGTTGAATGGGTGTTTCGTTTGTCATTTTACTCTCCTGAACACGTTTGACACGCCGAGTCGGCGGGCCTTCTTCGGTTTTTGTGACCAGCCTACACATTTTTGTCATGGCCACATCTTTTTTATCAATTGATTCAATATACTCAGACAACTCCCTGTACGACGTGACACATTCAAAGTGCATATCTGGATTGTTGGCTTTACACCAAGTACACCTTTGTCTGCTTCCTTTCTTTTCCTCGGTCATGGTGCCGAAGAATTTGCAGTCCTGATTACTGAATTTCAACATACTATCGCTCAGGAAACTTAATGACCCTTGAACCAGCATTATCATTTGAATCAGCATTATCCTTGGGAATCTTTGACTCTTCATCCTCAGCCCAAACAGCGTCCTTGGCTGTGACATCGATATGGGCATCATCTTTGATTCGTGCGATAATTTTCTTTGGTACGCCCTCAACGATTACCCCGGCACCACCACTGCTAATGATTCTTGATGCGAGAGTGCCAACTGGTTGACCACCAGGACCAGCTAACGTACTTGGGATCATTGCAGGCACGACCATGAATATGTGGTCTACGTTGATCGGAACGTCCTCGATCCTCTGAACACTGACCTGATGAGTCTGTTCATCACCATGAATTTCAACAATTGTAAAGTTTATCCACTTCATTTCGTTCTCCTTTAGTTGTAAGACAGACTCGTTTCAAAACCCATTATACTTTGGGTTCAGTGCCACACACCACACGAGCACGGTCCTTTCGTGACATCACACTTTTGTCCACCGTTGTAGCCCAACGCCGGATGGGCGTCCATGATTTGACTATCGATGACGCCATCGACTATACAACACATCATCAATCCATCGAAATCGTGGTGGTGAATTTCTGGGCATTTCAAGATGTTTGCCAGTTTTTCTTCTTTGGTCGTCATTCTTCCCATTATACTTCAAGATCATCAATCAGTTGAAATACTGCTTCTTTACCGAGACTGTCCGGGTCCTCGTCTTTCGGCAGCAAGACCCCTCTAACACTATCAATGAACGGCTCGAAGAAACCGGCATCTGAATTGTAACGCGAAATCTTGTCCCAGGCGTCTTCGTCCCACAGAAAGATCAGTTCACTTGGTTGCTTATCAAGAATCAGCCGCTTCTGTCTGTTTGTTAAATGCGTACCAAACGATGCAACGCAACTATCCTCCACCCTCCACATATCAAGAATGCCCTCGACCAAAATTATTCGCCCGCCGTGCCCAATAGCATCGTAATTGTACAGGTAGTTGTTGATCTCACCAGGAGAACCCCTGTACTTAAGTTCTGCAGTTCCAGTCAAGTCCGCGGCTTGGAAGTCGACTACTTCTCCACCAAAGATAACTGGTATAACCATTCGGTTCATGTACTTACCAACACGACAGATACCACAACCGTACTGAATCAGAGTCTTTAGCTTGATATCCCTTCGTTTCATGTAGGCATCAAGCAGCGGGAACTTCGTCGAGGTTGTGATCTTCTCGAAGTACTGCGGTACGCCGGCGAATTCCTCGTGCTTCCTAACGTCTGCTATTTCTATCTCACCGTCGATGATCCTTCGAATCTCGTCTGCTGGGTCTCTCTTGAAAGAGGTCTGACCGTCGGTCACCATTTCATCGCATTTATCACGAGGGAGGCCGGTAAGTTCCTGAATCAAATAAGCCAACGGACCCTTCTTACGGCATCGCCAGCACGAAAATAGACCAGACCCTTCAAAGATACCAAGGTGATTGGACTGGTCATCACAAAATGGGCACTTGATGTTGACCGTATCCGGTGAGACGTTCTTGCCTTCTGTAAAATACGGAACGTCTATGTTTCGTAGGATCTCAACGATTTTCTGTTTAGTGATCATAGACAGTGAGTCGATTAGACTTCACTTTAATCCCACCATTTGAACAAATGTTTTTGTAGGATTTTACACAGGAGATCAAGGTCCTGCTGCTTCATCTCATCTTCTCGCTTAGCAGCCCATTGCGAGGCATCGCGTAACTGCTTCGGTACTTCATAACCTCTGCTGGTGTGGGCTACTAAACCTTTGTTTCCGAACACTTCTGTGTGGACTTCCATGTACTCCCACAGACTATTAGCACCTTCCATTCTCTCCTTATCCCAAGGCGTAATGTATTCCTGTTCGTATAATCTCTTACACACGGCTGCGGCAGTGAACATGTTATGGGCGTCTCTCTCAGCACCTACGTGCATCCCATCCTTCTTGTATTTCTTAGCATCATAGAGAAGCTTGGCCTCCATAATCTGCAGTAGAAAAGTGCTGTCCCACCATCTATCCTTCCAGATGATCGGGAGCCAGTACAGAACACGTGCCAAAGTGATAAGTAACTCTCTGACCTTTCGATAAGGCCAGGTCAACTTGTGAATCAAGTCCATCTTGGCTATCTTGTCCATATTCTGTTATAACCCTCTCATGTTCATCTCAAGGTAAAGCCAGTTAACTAACTCAGCAAGAATATCTCCATGACATTCCGCCGGTTTGCACCAACAACCGAGCCTCTTTCCCCTGAGTTCGGGAATTGCACCCAACAACGCAGGTTGGGTTTGGGGCCAGTTAAGGTACTTTGTGATCACCTCGTGTCTGGTGCCGTCCTTACCTATGGTGAATGGGTTACCCCACTTCGATGGTCGACCAACGTACACGTCGAAAGCCTCGAATCGCTTATTGACTACAGTGGTCTTCACTCTGGTCTACCTATTTTGAAGTGAATTACCAAACAGGCCAGTATCAACACTAGTATGATTAAAGCAGTCTTCATTGTTTCATTGGTTTGGTGCACAAACACACGATCAAAATTATGATGCCAACTGGGACAAAAATTACAGCCGGACCGAGGAATGGATCCGGATTTGGCCACCACTTACGTAGTAACAAGATGTCAATTGGAATCGAGAAATACACGAATAAACATATTATCACCATTACCACCCGGTGTCGTACATTATTGTTTGGGTCAAACATTACACTTTCCTTAAAAGATGTATCCTGCTTGAATTTTCATTTCTCGCTTGATTCGTCGGGTTGCGAGAGCACAATATTTCTCGTCAATGTCGAAACCAATACACTTTCGGTCGACTCTAAACGCTGATACCATTGTTGATCCGCTGCCCAGAAATGGATCGAGTACGGTGTCTCCAACGAACGATAGCAGTTTGATACATCGCCTTGGTAGTTCGAGCGGGAACGGCGCTGGATGGCCAAGTCTGACCCGGTCTTCACAGTGCATTTTCCAGACACAATCAGACCACTGGACAAATTCATCCTTCGTGATGTCCATCCGCTTGCCGTCGGTATCTTCACGTTTCCAGTCACCTTTACTTGCAATGATTATACTTTCCGCTGGCGGAATAATTAATGGTGCCTTTGCAGACATCCATGTACCCCACGATACACGTGGTACGTTGCCCTTGGTCCATACGGCAGTAGTATAGTGATTGTACCCAATTTTCTTCATCAAACCGACAAGATCGGCATAAACAGTGTGTTTGCCACCTTTTGCTGTTTCAAACGGCACGTTCACGCAAATTCGACCATGGTTCTTGAGCCAATCGTAACAGTTTGACAACCACAACCAACTGAATTCCATGTACCCGTCGTAGTTGATCGCATCGTCGTGATCACCGTATTCGATACCAACGTTATACGGTGGGCTGGTAACCACAAGGTCAACGGTGCTATCTAATCCATGAGCATCCGCTTCGGTTTCAGTACAGCTACCGTGAACGATTCTTACCCTATCGGTCTTGAAGAAATCAGCATTAGTTGATTCTTGCATTGTCATTCCGTTAGGTCCACGTAACCGAGGAACACAATCTCACAGACGATATTCCAGAATTCTTTAGTGATTTGCAGTTTACCAGCACCACCCTGAATGTACCCCTCGGACCTCCAATTACTGAGCACATCACGATCTTCTTGATTACATTTTCGTATGTCAATCTTTTGATCATTTACCATAACGTATTGAATATACGGCATCATTCTTAGTTCTACCGTGTCTATTTCATAACCAAGCAGTTCTTTAGACTTCTGCTTAATTCGATCGGTTAACTGTCCGCGTGTTTGAATCATACCACACAACCTTCCTTTATTGATTATCTGGGTGGCGGGACTTGAACCCACGACCTATGGACCCAAGACCATTGCTCCGCCAAACTGAGCCACACCCAGTTTTAATATATGGCCAAGGTGGGATTCGAACCCACGTGCTTTCGCGTCGGCTTTTAAGGCCGGTGTGTATGCCAGTTCCACCACTTGGCCCATAATTGACCCGGTTGGACTCGAAACAACAGTCTTGCGATTATAAGTCGCATGCTCTACCTATTGAGCTACAGGTCAGTGCCAACTTATTATACTTTGAGAGGTAGGTAGAAGATAATCTCAACTGGCACGCCGAGTTTTCTGCAGAGGGCAATTGTGGACTTGGTGCCGTTTGATATGCCATCCCAGAAAGCTAGAACTAAATCGCTGTCCTCAACGATACTTTTGTTGCGAATAAATCCAGCTGATTTGCCATGAGTATGCCAGTCCGGCAAGTGGATGATTTTGCCGTATTGATGGAGGTTCGCGTACTCCTCTGCAAGACTGTCAGCCCCAACAGCACCCCCGGAAATTAGCACGAACGGTTCGATCACGTCAAGGATCTCGAACATTAGCTCTCGGTCATTGAATCCACGTGAACCAACTACTCCTAGATTCATACAAATCTCCTATCGTGGGTTTTCGTACTGGTGTATGGCTTAACCCAAACACTCTCGATTCTCTTACTTCTTGCTTTGGCGATGGTCTTTGACGGACTACACGATACATCAAAGTCGTGCCGAGTCCAGCCGGATTTCTCCAGCTTCTCGTAGATCGGATGAACGTAACCACTGACTACAACCATGCCATTAACCGACAGCATTCGATCAATAAATCGCCGGTGATCATCTGCAGACATCTCATGTTCGTATACCTTCTCATCAACTCTGGTATCATGGACGTATGGGGGGTCACAGTAAAACAAGGTGTCGGACCCGTCGTAAGTGTCGATGATCTTACTCCAGTCATCGCTTTGTACTTGGACTCTACGAAGCCGATTGTGTACTTTGGGAAGCCCATCAATCGTGTTCATCCATGCCATTACGTTCTTGTTGATAGTCCTGACTTCGTAACCCCAACCGCTACCTATTACACCACTGAATGCCTGTCTGGCTGATACAAAGAACTTAACAGCCTTTAATATTGGGTCGGGCTCGATCTTCCAGGTATCGCGGCATTCAATGTAGAATTTGCGGGAAAACAGCAGCGGTTGAACCCGGCGGTAAAACAGATCAAACTGCTCCGGATCAGACAGAACAGTAAAGAATGCATAAACACCTTCGTTTAGGTCGTTGTACACCTCAAGGTCAACCGGATTGCGGGCCAATAGGACGCTACCACCCCCACCGAATGGCTCTACGTAGACCTTGCATTGTGGCATCAATGGAATTATCAACTTCTGCATTGTGCCTTTCCCACCGTACCATCGTATTGGGGATCGTATCATCGCTGAGCCTCCTTTCCACTATGATATTCCTTGATGAATTGCATTACCATTTCAACCATTGAGAACCTGGTTGATCTGTTTTTGGCAATCGTTTTGTCCAGTGACTTATCGAGCATTAGGTCAATTACCAGGGTCTTTTTAGTCTGACCCTTACGGTGAATTCTGCCAATGCACTGTTTACGGACTTTAGGGCTAGCTATTGCATCGAAGAATATCACAGTGTCAGCAACAGACCCATCAAACCCTTCACTAGCGCAGGTGGGATGTGCAAGCATGACCGTAACGTTCGGGTTTTTGGTGAAAGCATCAAAGTACTTCTTTTTATCTACTTGACTTTGACCACCGCGGACTGCTGCGAATTTGATTTTCGCTTTGTCAAGGGCCTCCTCGATGATACAAGCGCCAGCAATGAACTGGTGAAACACAATCAACTTAGCCTTGTTGTCTTGTATGATATCAATTAAGGCATTAAGCTTCGGATTTTCTTTAAGGCCATACGTCTGTCTGTCTTCACCATAATAGAAGAATCCGCTTGCCAGTTCACGTAAAACAGCGGCCTTGGACTCAGGCTTTACCGTTTCTACTTGGTTATCACCAACCCGTAGGGGGTCGCCATCAATAACACACTTCTGTAGACTAAGGAATTCTTCTGACGGTGGCAGTAGCAACTCGATTTCTTGAATTTCTGGCAGATCGAAACACTCCTGCCTGCTATATCGAATCGTGCAATTGGTTAACCTTTCAAGTATCTTTTCTTGAGCACCAGGCTTTAGTTTCCATTCATAACCCCACTTCGGTGGGTCAAAATACATGGTACGATACGCGAAGAAGTTGTTGCCAAGACTCCTGCCAAGGTCCACCAACATGTAGATGTTGAACAGTTCAAGCATCGACTTATCAACCGGGGTGCCGGACAGACCAATGACGTGCCGTGTCTTTTTTGCCAGTTCTAAACAGATTTGTGACTGAAGTGACTTGTAGTTGCTTGTTCGATGAATTTCGTCAAAGATAATACAGTCGAATACGGCATCGACCTTTGCATCGTGCATGATCCACTGACCACTTCCATCCCCGTCTACGTTCTGGTAAAGACGAGCGTATAGGCTCTTGAGTCCTTCATAATTGATCACCGAAACGTTGCGTTCATCGGCTAGTTTCTTTTCTCGGTCTTTACGAGCACCTATCAACAGGGTGAAGGAGAAATCAGTGTACTTAGTTGTATCGCCATCCCAGGCACTGAACGCAGACTGCGGACATACCACGAGGATTCGTTTACACCCCCATTGTTCTGCTGTCAGTAATGCTGTTAGAGTCTTGCAAGTACCAACGTCGTGAGGGAACATCACCCGATCACGATCAGCAGCGAACGCCATCGAAACCAACTGGTGATGTAACATTGGAATCTTGAAAGTCTTGCCTGCAAAAATGTAGGCGAGCTCTTGGTCGGTCAACGTTTTGTAATCGAAGTCATTCATGTCAATATATGTACGTGATACCTTTTCGCGGAATAAAGACGACAGTAGGAATGGTTTCTCCCAGTTTGACTGCGGCATTAAAAACGTCTCCAAATTTTCGACCAGACGCAATCACCTTACTATCTCCGGACGAACTTAGAGCAACATACTTCCCTTCATAGTTTGGTTCTTTCTTTTTCATCAGATTGAATCTTCCACATCCCCAACCCGACCACTGCTACCAAAGTAACCCCTTTTGTTGGGTCTTTGTTGGGGTCTTTGTTCGAGTAAAGGTTGTTGGCTCTCATGTATTCGGGAGATAAACATAGGTTGGAGTCAAAGTATGCAACCAAATCGCCGTCCTTTGCATCGAGACCGACAATTACAGTAGTGCCAAACACAGTAGCCAACTTAAGCCGATCGGCATTCGGATGTTTACGAACGCTCTGCAAACGGGTGATCACCGCATTGTTGGTTTCGCTTTTGGTTAGAATCATACTTTTCCTACAGTAATAAGCCAGTATACGAAGTAGGCCGCACACAGCAACCAACTTATAATACACACTGCTGTCCAACGTTTAAGTCGTTTTAAATAAGCCGACGTGTACACTACACGCATTAGAATACCTCCGGTTTATTTCCTATAGAATGTTGTATTGGCGAAGTATTATCAGTCCGAGTACTACAACAATCCAGAAAAGAATATTTGTTACTCGCTTCCAAATAAATCCACCCACGATCAATGGCACCGCGAACCACTTAGGCATGTTTACACCGCTCATACTGTCTCCTTATTCGTCCACCACAAACAGAACGTCATGAACAGGACACTTGGGAACACCCTTTTCCGTAATTAACTTTGTCTTTACCATGATGACGTAGTCGCATTCGTCCTTTGGACAACACATCTTGGTAAGGGTCTTAACACCAGTCTTTTGAAGCTTTGGCTTCAAATTCAGAGTTTTATGTGGATACTCACCAAGAACACCGGCAATTATATCCAAATCAGCAATAAGGTCGTCACCGGCATGTGAAGCACTTGGCTTTCCTTCAAGTCCTATGCTTTTCATTGCTTTCTTGAATGGGATCTTATGTCCATGTTCAATGCCAACGAACACGTGAAGTAACTCGTGAGTAAGTGTAGCCAGAACACCGTCAGCACCAGAAACAACGGAAAGACGGGGACTGACAAATATCTCGAATACTCCACCATCGGAAAGATCGTTGGACCAACACTCACCGACGACCTTACCAACTGACTGGCTTGGCCAGCCACACGACACAACAGTATTCTGAGGTAACTCAAGACCCTTCTTTGTGAACATACCACGTAGCTCTGAAACCGCTTTTGTCAAGTATTCTTCACGATTCATTCTTCACCCACACCTTTCGTTGATCTATCGTTACAATTAGCGTCTTAGACAAGCCAACCTTCTCTCCGTTATGTCCTTCCAAGCAAATAAGTCTTCCAAATTCGGGTCGATATCAATGAGTTGCTGTCGAATAGTGCATCTGGCACAGTACGAACATTTATCTGACCTGAGACTTTTCCAGCAATCGCGGATTAACCTTCTTTGCTCGTATAAACTCAAGTTCTTGATTACATTATTCATTGTTTTCATCCGTTTTAGTTGCTTTCAAACTCCAGTCAGCACAACAAAACTGTCCTATGTCGAAATTAGTTGCCATCTTACAACCAAAGTCCATTGGTCCGTGTCGGTTGGCAATGACGTAAAACTGCATACGCTTCTGTTCTGCTTGTGCCCGGGTTCTTGAGATACCAAATGCCAAATCAACGTCACCGAGTTTTCTGATATCCTCTGCGAAGTCCTTCTGACGGAGGAACTCCTTTTCCAAGGCGTCTCTTGTCGTCTGACTGACGGTAATCATTAGGAGCTTACGATCATCAGCAATACCCTTGCTCTGCATGTAAACGTCGTTGATCCCGTCTCGTCGCCATTCGCCGGTGGGTAATTTCATCTTCTCAACGTAATCATTGATGATGATATCTGGATTGAAGTTCTCATAGGTCTCCAGGTAATCAAGGTATCTACGGATTTCATTGATATCGCACTGACCCATTGAGTACTTCTTGATGATTAGTTCGCCACCGAAGCGGGCAACTCTCTTTCGGATCTGCATGACCCTCGATGCGTCAAACACGCTTTGGGTGCTAACTCGATCGGTCTTTACTACGTTACCATCGAAGTCTATTTCCTCAATGCTTACGTACGGGTCATCGCCGAAGCTGCGTAAGGCACCGAAGGACATATCGTATCGCATTTCGACTTCTTTGGCGGAGTTTTCGTGTGAAATGTGCAGAACCTTGAGACCGCGAAGCATACCCTCCTTACCCATGTGGTTGCACGACCACGACTTGCCAGCCTTATAACCGCCGAGGATGACCACGAAGTCTGTGCGTCTCATGCCACGCGGCATTCGTTCGTCTATGGTTGGAATTCCTACCGGGATCAAATAATCTTCTTCGGCTTCCGTCTCAAGGTACGTTGGCGTGCCGGATAAATATTTGATACCGACGTCCTCTTCCTGAATACCCACCCTGAGTGCCTGCGTCATTAGATTGCGGGCGTCCTCGAACTTCTCTTCCTTAGTCAACTGTACGAATTTGATTGCTGCTTCTTCAAACTCACGAGCCCGCACAAACGTATTGATTCGAGAGATGACGTACGCACGGTTTGGTGGGTCGATAGACTGGAGTTTAGTCAGGTAGTCAATATATAGACGCTTGGTGTCATTGGGTTTACCACTGAGGAACCTAACGAGCTCGTCGTGTAAGTGGTCACCAGGAGCCACGTTGAATTGATCGAAGTAGGTATAACACAGTTCAATGATATCTTCGGTAACCTGTGAGGAAAACCACTTCGATTTGACCGACCGGCGAGCAATCAGAAGAAACTTCTGATCGGTAATCGACAACCAGACGAAGGCATCCTGCACACGCTGAGATACGGCTGAGTTTTTATTCATCAGTATGATTATACTTTGGTGGTGTTATTCGATGTAACCCAACTCTCGCATCGATTGCGGTAAGAGAGTGTCCCAAGTGTACTTACTACATAGATTGCCAACATTGAGGATCTCACCCCTCTCGATGTACGCCTTTTCAAGTGCACCACGCAGCATCTTGAAATTTTCTGGATCAATAACTGTCGGGTAAGCACTAAAGAAGGTCACCATTTTCGCTGCAGCACCAATGAACTGAACCGTCTGCTTGGGGCTGGGCTCAAACCGTTGGCTGTTCGTCATGTTGCAATACATTTTGATCAGACGTTTGGTTACTTCCAGGTTCTTATCTTCCGGAATCGTCAGTGGTTCGTCTGTGGTCTTGACTTTTGGTTTGGCTCCGTGGTACTCTGCTTCATCAAAGTTCTCTGGTAAGAACTGCCACCACTTCTTATCACCACCAGACCTTTCCGAGGTTAGAAACGACGAAAGGTTCCACGTATAGTCCCAGAAATGGTCTGGACTAAGAAGCACCAACGCATAGTTTTCTATCGCCTGACAAATTTGTTCAACAGACCATAGATCAAAGTTCTGCACAACTGCCGACCTGATTGCGTACGAAACTTTGGTATGTTCGTGCCACTTTCCACTGGGGTGACCCTTGAACGAGTTCCAGAAATCATAAACGACCTGAACCGATTCCTCTTGTTCAGCGGTCAGCCTAATATCGGCACCGGGTGGAACCTCAACTTCGCCGTTATCTTGTGTCTCGATGTGATTGCCCGGTCCGTCATTGTGCTGGCTGGGATCCTGGTTAAGTTTGATGAACCTTTGTCCATCGTGTTCGGTGACGGTAACTACTCCTGCTTCTTTCAGTTCACCAATAAGACGTTTCACCCATTCGTGTGACACCCCGATAAAATCAGCAAGGTGAGCATTGGACGCGAAACACCCATTACCATTATCAAGACTATCGATCTCGATCAACAGTAATTTAGCGGTCCACGTGATGCTTCGATCAAGGTACAGATTCTTAGGAATCCAAATACCCTTGAAGTCTCTGTTTTCTGGTTTGCACACCGTTGTTTACGCCAAATAACTGTATTCTTAATTACGAACGTCTGCTCCGTTTTACTTGACAACCGGCTAGTACAAACGTCGCCCAGATTACTACCAGCAGTGTCATGCCCAAACCCCAACCCATTATCCTTCTCCTATCTTGATACTTACAGGTTTATATCAACAGCCACAAAAACAAACGCTGTGCTTGTAACTGTCACAAGGTCCCCGGCTATTGTACTTTCTCAAATGACGCTTGGATCACTGGTATTCCAGACATTTCAACACCATCGATGATTGGTGTGTCCACAAGCTGGGGTACGTCTTGTTCCATACACTTCTTGAACGCTACGTACTCTGGAATGCTGTCAGACGACACGCACAAGACAAAGCTACCGGTCCTTTTATCGACACCAATGCTTATCGGTGTAATGTCCTTAATTCCATGTGTGGGCTTTACGTGCATGCCGTTTGATAGGACTTCTGCCAACCATTGTGGGGAAATGAGAAACACGGCTATCTTATCCCTGTTTAACGTGTTCGTCGAATTTTCCTTTGAAGATGTTTCCATACTTCCACCTTAATTTTCTATACGTTTGGACTTGTGGTGAACGCCAACCTCGTGATTTGGACCACGAACTTTCAAGCCACACTTCAAACATCGCTTACTAGATGTCTTACCCTTGCTCATGTTCTTTCTTACTTGACCCTTCTTTGCTTCGTGAAAGCTCATTGTTCACCCCTTTCAACCTCAGAAAATTCTTGATAGTTAGTGGTTTTGGGCAAACGGACGTTGGAACTAGCACGTAAAGTCCGGTGGCTTCTACTTTGTACTTGGTTGAGTACCCAAGGTCGCACCAATAACAGCCGCCAGACGAATCCAGCGCTCTACATCTACCACACTGCTTCCTCATCTTCCTCATCGTATAAGTCCTCGTCCTCACCCTCCGGCTCAGTATCGATCTCAATGATGATATCACCATCCACAGTGACGTAGAAGATGCCGTCCTCCACATCGAAGTCAACATTATCGTTGACATTGATGATTAGGCCACGGCCAAGAGGCTCGCGGGGGTCGTCTAAGGCGGTTCTCCATAGACATTCCGGCACCAGACCGATACTACCAGACGTGACTGCGTATGGTCGACCCATATTATCGTAGTACGTGCCGTTACCCGATGCTGTCGCACACACAGCGAACTTACAATCCGGTCTACCCGGGACTCTAATTTCACCCTCCCGGCTGTCAAGATGGGCCCAAAAGTCCTCTGCGTCGTTTGTCAGTGCCAGCACGACATCACCGAGAAAGTATCGACCTGGACCAAACGTCACTTTTACATCGCTCATAACTTGACTCCAATATTGTCGTTGACTGTACGTGGATATCAACCGGTTACTCACCGATGATAAGAGCCAGATCAACATTGCCACCCCGGTCACCCCGGTCACAACGATACCATCAAATATCAAAAGACTAGGGATCGCAAGCAGAACACCATCAATAAAACCAGATCGATTGCCTGTAAGCATCCGGTGAACCGTCGACCCTTCTACCAGACCAATTGCCAATAACAGAATACCATAGACGAGCAAATTAGCATCAAAACGGTAGTTGGTTATCGGGATCAATTTTGATAATTTCATGTATATTCCTTTCAACGTATCTTAACTAATTATACCAAGTAAACGATCCAGTCGTGCCTGTGGGTATTTTCCAACCGGACACCGTTTCAGGTACATATCGAACAGGGTTCTGCTGGCTAATATGCTTATAGCTCGGCTGATAATAAGCAACCCCTTGGTAGTGGCCTCGGTTTTGATCCTCGTCAGGGACATACGACATTCCCGAATCTCTTTTCTCTCTGTAGCGTTGAACAAGCAGATCATTGATTCATTTCTCCTATCAGTCCCATTCTTCGTCAAATGCCTGTTGCCACGCCATGATGTAAACAATGATTCTTTCACGAAGGCTTAGTATCTTCCAAATCTCTTGAACCTTAGTCGGTACGTAGTTCCGCCAGTCGTGAACTTTACCAGCTTTCTCGAACTGGGGGTTATAAAGCTCGGCAACAAGGTCATCTAGACTATTACAATGAATGCTTTCAAGTAGATCAATGGATCTCACAGAGACCTCCCGAATGCAACCAATGCCTGTATCGCCAAGACTACTGGCCCGGGACCGATGTACGACAGCATGATTCCCATTATCACACCCACGATGAATCGCATCATAGTTTACTCCCTCTGATCTTTATTCGATGATTTTTCTGGTATCTTTTTCGTCTGGTTGCACGAACCTTCCTTCTGCAGCCATCACAAAGTATTCTGTTGCCATAAACCGAGTTATTGCAGTCTCTACATTTCTTTTGTTTCATATAAGTAATTATACTCAAAGGTGGTCCACAGCACACCCGGACTACCTAGTATAAGGGGACATACCCGGACCATAGGAGGGGACATACCCGGACTACCTAGTATGAGGGGACATACCCGGACCATAGGAGGGGACATACCCGGACTACCTGCTTGTAAGAAAAGAAAGCGTTCTCTCTCCTCCCTCTCCCCTTAAAAACCCCTTTCCTTCCTTTTTTTCGAAAGAAAAGAAAAATAGTATTTTGTAACACACCGCTCGTATTTAGACAGGCAGCAAGTAATGGTAACACCGAAAAGACTTTTGTCATACAGCTACTCAATGATATCTTCATAAATTGTGTGGGGCGGAAGATTCGAAAGTTCTTCCGCCCCACGTGCACTGAACGGGGTGGGCCCAGAATGACTGTCTGTGGTATGTGAAGATCCGTAGTACAACTCGCGATTATCGCCGTCGGCTTAAGATTACAACACTGCGTTTACCCGTCACAACAGGTCGGTGGCACGGTAGTGCTATGTGAATGCCAAAAGGCTAGCACGTTCTACCCTGGGCGGCACTACGGATCTTCACTTATCAAAGAAAACAGGTTTTGATTTCAATACTAAGAGCTGATGGGTTGAATTCCCCTGTGTCCGGGTTTCGTTTACCCCGGTGTCGGGCTGGAATCCAACCCACCGATAATATTATACTTCAGTGAGATGCTAGACGTTGTTTTGTGGGTTAAACATTAACACCCCCGATACTTTTGTTTTCGTTCTGCAGGCATTATACTTTGTTGACCCACCAAGAATACCCACCGGTTGGTAATTCTGTTTTTACGTCTTTTTGTGTGGATAACAGTGTTATGAACCGATAAGACTTGTTTGGACGGAAATCTTATGGCACTAGGCAACCCCTTCAAGCTCCTACAAAAACTCGAACGTAAGCCCCCGATGGTCAGTGCAAACGTCATCAAGGGGCACCTCACAGACGAAGATAAGAAGCTCCTGCAGTCTATAGGCATCTCCGCGGGTCAACTATTCGAAAGAATGCATGCGGACGTTGCCGTAAACTACGACCGAGCCCGATTTTACAACGAGATTACCCGGGCTGTGGATCACTGGATGATCGGCCCTGCTGTCGAGCTCTACGCTGACTATTCCACCAACTTTTCTGCTTTACACAATGCGAGCGTCTGGGTCACGTCTGAAAACCCCACCTACCAACGAGTCCTCACGAAGATGCTTGACGACATTGGGATCGAGGAGAAGATATTTGACTGGGCTTGGAACACGGGTGCATTTGGCGATTTGTTCGTAAGGATTAACGGGATGCCCGGGATTGGTATCGTAAGTATCAATGACGACGAGCACCCCATCAACATGAGTCGTGTAGACCATAACGGTTGTCTTATTGGGTTCTTTGAAACACCCCAGGGCGAGGCACAGGGGTCTCCGTCCAACCTCATCCCGCCCTGGGACGTTGTTCACTTCCGGACCTTGGGTGCTAAGCGTAAGCGCCCCCAGTTCGGTGATCCAACTTACTGTCTTCGGGGGAACACCAAAGTTCATCTCCTTGACGGAACTGAACCAACCATCGCGGAAATGGCTGAAAAGCCTGAATGGTACGTTGGTAAAAGTGTTTGGAGTGTTAACCCGGGAACGTTGAAATTAGAACCGGATAAAATCGTAGACGTTAAGAAAACCCGTATTGGTGCTGAATTGGTTCGGGTTCACCTAGATAATGACCAATGGGTGGACACCACCCCGGACCATCGGTTTATGCTCCGTGGTGGGTCATATAAGGCTGCGGGAATGCTTCAACCCGGCGATAGTTTAATGCCACTGAAAGAAGTGCTTCTGTTGAATCATAAGGTAATACAAGTGGAAATACTTGAGGAAAGAGATGACACCTACGACTTGATGACGGAGAAGAACCATAACTTTCCTCTCTCCTGTGGTGTGTTTGTTCATAATAGCGAATTCCGTGCCTCGTATCTGATGACCGGTGCAGATAGTAAGCAGGTTACGTCCCGGTACGGCACCAGCATTATTATCAACAGCCTTGCGGCGTATAAACGTCTGCGGCTGGCTGAGGATAGTCTTTTGATGGCCCGGTTGACTCGCGGGGTCATTCGATACGTTTGGAAGCTTAAGGTCGACAGCAATAACCAAGAAAGCGTCAACGAGCTGATGTCGCAGCTTGTGGGTATGCTTAAGAAGGCCCGGGCGCTGGATACCAGTCCGGGGTCTCCGAATTTCGATAGTAAGTTCGGTCCCCTGTCTGCCGTAGAAGATCTTTTGATTCCGGTGTGGGGCGATACCGGCGATCTCACTTACGACAAAATCGGTGGAGAGGTTGACATTCGGTGGATCGTTGACATTGAAGAACTCCGGAATCAGCTCGCGTGTACACTGCGGGTTCCTCTGTCGGTATTGGGTGGGTACATTCAAGAAGCGTCTGGTTCGTTGGGTGCCCAAGCCATCGAGAAACTGAGTATAGAGTTTGCCCATACTGCAAGGCGTCTGCAGAGGGCGATAAAAACAGGCATCAAGCGTATGTGTCAAGTTCATTTGGCTTACTTGAACATGGACCCAGATCCACGGTTGTTTGACGTGTGTATGACCGAAACCAGTACCGCCGAGGAAGAGACCATTAAAGAGACCCTTGATACGGGTGTTGATGTGATTCAGAAGATGATGGACGCAGCGGAGGCCGCTGATGAGAACGTTGATAAGGTGAAGATCTTCAATTATCTGAACAAGAAGATTCTAAAGCTCGACGACTTCGATTTGAACGACTTCATGAAGACCACCCCTAAGCTGGAGGCTGGAATGGCTGGGGTAGAGCCCGGTGCAGAAGGTATGGAACCCTCTATCGATCAGATGAAGTCGGATCTTGAGAACGCAGAGGAACTTAAAGGTGAGGCTGGTCCGCCGGAAAAGGTGCCAGAATCGCGACGTAAGTTGGTTGAGGTTAAGGGAAACGATGGGGAGTACGTTAAAGTAGGCAACCCTGATTTGGTTAGTTATCTTCCGATCACTGAGAACTGCGGTGGTATTGGTAGGGCCTTCAATGGTCGGTGGCGGCAGGACTGGATAGACACTTGGCAGGACGTGAAGATAAAGGTAGAGAAATGATCGAAGTCTACAGCAAAGACGAACTGATTGCCTGGTTTGTTCAGAACATGCCAGACGATGCTCAGATAAAGATCGACTGTCTATACGATACCAGCACCGGTTACACGGATCCGCCGTTGACTCTTGATAATTTTGCTGAACACATCAGTGGTGGAAACGCAGTTACCATGAATATGGCTATGGCAAATAGGGATATGAAATCTCTAATCCATTGCCGTTGGTTTACATCATCCGTGGGTAGGGATAAATGGGTCGACCTGATAGGTAAGTTCTTTCCGGATCGTTTTCGTATGGACATTCAACTAATGAATGCTTTTCATGGAACCAATATTGGGGTTGACCAGATAAAAAGTGTGTACTCGATACCGGGTAATTCTGTTGCTATCGGTTCTTCTATTGGACCACCGAAAACCCACGAGTGTGCGGATTTCACGTTTGATATTCTACTTAATGAGGTAAGGAAGATTAAACTAGAGAAATGATCGACCTAATAGAAAGATTGATTTCAATAAACGATAGTCGTCCGCTGAGTCCACAGAAGAAACTTCTCAACAAATTCGGATCTATAAAGGTCGACGACATACAAGAGATTCCGAGCGGTTACGAGGATGACCCGTTCGTGGGTATGTGGGTGCTTTCCAATGGTAATTTGGTGAAAGTTGAATACACGCACTACAAGGATGCTGAATCGGTTGGCACTACTGAGGATGATCTTTTACAATCCGGTATAATGGCGCTGGAACTGAATATGTGTTTCATTTCAATTAGGGGTTCCGGGCCTTTCACGACAGAACAAAAGCAGACTCTTTTTGATTTATACCGGAAGTTTCATCCAAAAGAGTTCGTCACCGATGTAGAGTCAACAGAGATTAAATCAGAGGAACACGCAAGGGAATGGATTGGGTTGTGAACGACTTGCTCGATAGATTGATTCAACTGAGAGAAGCCGAGGTCAATACGGCAAACAAAGGTTGGACCGGGGTGGACCTTGATGGAACCCTTGCGTATTACGATGGGTGGAAGGGTTCATCCTATATCGGTGAGCCCGTTACCAAGATGGTCGACCGAGTTATCAAGTGGGTTAAGAAAGGTCGAAATGTAAAGATATTTACCGCTCGGGTGTCGGAGCCGGACTATGATGAGGCTGTGATCCAAGCTTGGCTTGAAAAAGTCGGTATTGGGCGATTGCCTGTCACTAACGTCAAAGACATGCACATGATCGAGCTGTGGGATGATCGATGCGTACAGGTGATCAAGAACACGGGCGAACGATTGGTGGGTGGAGATGTTTGAAGAACTGATTGAAAGCATGCTTCACGAGAGTGGTAAGATTGGCCGGTTTTATCATATATCTCCTATAGACTTTGGTGCTACGGTTGAATTTTCCCCGCGGCCTCCTATCAACGCTGGTTACACTGAACCCCCGTGGCCAAGAATCTGCGTGTCTGATACTGTAGAGGGTTGTCTTGTAGCCATTGGAAACGTACTGGGTAACGATGAAGTATGGGTCGTGTACGTCTATAAAACGGCTGAGCCAGTTGAAGTTACGAGGCCGGTAAAGGTTGTAGACGCCGATGTCACCGGCGAAATGTGGATAGATAAAAATACAACGTTTGAGAGGGTTCGTAAAATAGACTTACATATGCTACCAAGAGACTTGGTTAACGATTTATTTGCTTTGCAGTCTGGGCGTGAAGATGCCCTTGACTCCCAAAAGAGAGTGAGAAACCGGTTGGAACGACATTTAGGTGGCAAAACGATCAGTCAGAATAGCCCAACACTTGTGGGTTCAGCAGTGGGTGAGTCTAACATTAAGGTGGTTCCTGCACCTATGAACTTTGACGTAAGAAACAAGTTTCGTGGAAAGACTAAACGGGCTGTCAAGGATCCTAATGAGACGCAAGAAGAAAAATCGAGCTAAGGATAAAGCTCGCAACATAGCCAAGAAGTTCAAGGCTAATGTTAGGGATGAGACGAAATTGATATGGGTTCATTGCAAATTTCAGGACGAGACTTGTAAGAGTGTTAATGGAACCCCATGTCCACACACTTTTCCCCATGAAATATACGACTCTCCAGATTTGGGGCCGACAGACATCTGTTCTGGTGAGTGTATGAAGGATATCGTGACCTGGTGTGTAAAATGTTCACAACTGACGTACAATGGGTGAAATATGGAAGACAATCACGAAAATGTAGTATTCGATCGAATGGTTGAACAACAGGTACAAAAGATTTCGAAGTTTATTGCTGCTCTCCCAGAGGATCGCAGACAGGGGGCGGCTTGGAACATTGTTTATGCCGCTGTGTGTTTTGGGACCTCCAGTGAAGTTGAGGCCATAGGTCTTTTGGAAGACGTAAATTTTCACGTTCACGAGGATATTCACGAATTTCACGAGGCCAAGGATGCTAATGATACTGAGGATCCTGATGACGTTACGGATTCTGAGGATCAGGAGTAAGACCGTGAATGACCTGCTCGATAGATTGTTTGAGGTAACTAAACGTAAAAAGGGTGAGTCTCTGCCGGAACCGCAGCGGATTTTCTATAATTACGTATCAAAGCTGGGTAAAGAGTACACAAGCCCTGATTCGATCGTGGAACACGAATCGTTTTTCTGGGTTTTATCCGATGGTACGACGGTCTTTTCTGGCTCTGGTGGTGGGTTGCATCACGCGGACGGTGCTCGAATTGCGGGCACTAAGATGCACGAAATGATGCACACTGGTGCTCTTCGTGGAACATTTTTTGATGATCTTGGTATCGAGGTTAACAAAGGTACCAAAATCAGCATGGAACAGGTTACCGCGGTTCAGTATCTAATCGAAAAGTCCGGTAAGGATTTGATCATCGACGTTTTCGAAGGAGGATTGGAAGCTAAAGAGGCATTCGTTGCATGGTACTACATTGATAGACCGGTAAGCAACGATCTGTTGTACGAGATTCTAAATGGTAGTGGAAAAGTGAAGGACTTTCAGAAAACCATGCAAGAAATTATGGATATCGATCGAGAAGTGATCGAGGGTCGGATTCTGGAAACTACGAAATCACAGCAAACGAACTTTACCCAGGCTGAATGGGAAAAATCTATAACCCCAGAAGAAAAGGCGGCTATTGAGTATTACTCTGAGACGATGGAAACCAGCGATGCGGTTCGGAGCGGTAAGTCTCCCCATTCAAAGCCTTTCTTTGCTGCCATTAATCGAGCACCAAAATATCGGGGCGTAGTGTACAGGGGCCAGTATCTTCATGATTCATCCGCAATAAATATGATGACGAAGGTTGGTAGTGAGTTTACGTTTAGCCACGATGGAAAGCCTTCCGCTGGTTCTAAATCTCATGCAATAGCGGAGGAGTTTATCGATGATTTTGAGGGGCAGACTGCTGCTGTTTTTACAATAGAGATTCGAACTGGCGTCGATATTTCCAATTTGGTACTTGACGAGTACAAACGTCAAGAAGAAGTCATAATTAGATCAAACACAAAGTTCAAAGTTGTGAGTGCAAAGTGGAAGCGGACACCATCAATGAGATGGTGGGTTGTGTCCGTCAAAGAAATATGAAAGATCTTCTTGAAAGACTGCTGGAAATCCGCAGTTGGGCCACCAAGGTAAACGCCATTCAAAGGGGAGAAAATGGTTGATATAACGCAGCAGTCCAAAGCAAGTTTGTTTCCGTGTGATTGTGGGCTTGAGGGGATTGTTGTCGTAGTTCAAGATGAAGACGATGATACGAATGTGGTTGGTGCCCCACTCATTAAAATGGCGTTCTTTGGTGTTGGTTCGTATGCTGATGGGAGACTGTCATGGCGGAATAGGCTGCGGTGGATCTGGAGAATTATTCATACTGGCAACCCATTCGAGGATATGGTGACGCTCCGGTCTAACGTGGCAAGGAACATGGCGAACCACATTCTTTACTTGCTATCCCGCAATAAAATCAAGCAGCCAGAACAGGATTATTTAGTGAAGTTGCCGGGTGAAGTAAAGACCCCGGATGAATTACCAGAAAGTTTTGGTACTATAAATCAACAAAAGCATTGGTTTAATGATGACAATGTTGACGCGGGAATGTAATTATGTTTGAATTATTTGATAGACTGGTTCGTAGAATCCGCGAGAGTGAGCTTCCTGATGTCCAAGCTCAGATCAAGGCGGCTAATGGTGGCAATACCAAGCTGACCCACAGCACCTGGGCTGGGGAGGAGAGGTGGCTCAAGTTTTTAATACTTAACGATGGTACTCTGATTCCTGTCCCGGACAGTCATGGGGACGCCATACGAAGTCTATCTGCTGGTTCATCCGATTATTCCATTGGTGACTTCGATAATTCTGATGGTGTCCAAGGTAAAATTGATCTAAATATCAAAGAAATAGACTTGTACTATAGTGAAAAACTTACTTCTGATCAGATAAATACCATCATGGATTTGTGGTCTGAGTACGGTTGTAGGTGGCTGGTTGTTGACAGTGACATGAATTCCTTCTCGACCCCCGTCAAGTCGGTTGAGCAGCTAAAAGGTGTTCTGGTATACGGTAAAGAAATGGCTGTCGCTGTTTCCGATCGTCTGCACTTCGATCTTTTTGACCACCTAATGAAGATCCGTGAAGGTTTGTCGGTGGTGCAAAGAGAACTAAAGCTGGATCTCGAACAGGGGGAACTTGAGAATAGTAGGGGGGGTTGGACGGACGAAGAAGGGTGGAAGAAGATTCTAATCCTTACCGATGGGACGGTGTTGAAGGTGCCCGGAGATCATGGGAAATCTTTGGTAACCAGTGATGGGACACAGATTAGTAAACAGTTTAACGAAGAGGGTGGTATTCAGGGCAAGATAG